GACTCTTCTCTTCGAATGAGCTCAGCAGGTGTACCAAGCTGGAGCAATGAAGTAGACGGCGGCACTTACTAATACACAGTACCCTTCGCGTATATACGCTAAAAAAGATGGAGGCGCCAAATGGCACAAACGATTAAACTAAAGCGCTCTGCACTGCAGGGCGCTATCCCTTCTACATCTTCGCTAGACCTAGGCGAAGTTGCCATCAATACCTATGATGGTAAAATGTACATCAAGAAAGATGATGGCACTCCAGCAGTTATTGAAATTGGTGAGGTAACTCAAGCCGATGTAACCGCACACGAAGCCGCACTTTCGATTACAAAATCTCAAGTTACAGATTTAGCAACGTCTGATCTTGATCTTGGTACAAATAAAATTCTATATTCGAATGTATACTCTACACTCGGAGATTTACCGTCTGCCAGTTCATATCACGGTATGTTTGCTCACGTTCACGAAACAGGAAAAGCATACTATGCGCACGCAGGTTCTTGGGTTGAACTCGCAAATGTTTCTGAGCTATTTGATGGTGCTTATTCATCTCTGACAGGTACGCCGTCTATACCTACAGTTCTTACTGATTTAAGTATCACAGACGGCACAGACGGACAAATATTAACAACTGATGGCTCTGGAAACTTTACGTTTGAGAATAGTTCTACTAAACTAACAGTACTGTCTACGAAGACATTAGACAATCCAAATGCTTATGGTGCAAGTACAAGTGATTACTTTGGAAGCGCTGTTGCAGTATCGGGTAATTACACTATCGTTGGTGCTTATTTAGAAGATGATGCAGGTGGTAGTAGTAGTGGTAAAGCGTATATCTTTGATACGGGAACGGGAGCGCTGCTTCATACGCTAGATAATCCAAATGCTTACGGCGGAAGTTCTTTTGATAGTTTTGGCTATTCAGTAGCAATATCAGGTAACTATGCAATTGTTGGTGCATATCAAGAAGATGCTGATGGTGTGAGTAATGGCGGTAAGGCCTACATTTTTAATGTTGTAGACGGTTCGCTGCTTCATACACTCAGTGACCCATTTGATGCCACCAATGACAATTTTGGCTGGTCAGTTGGAATATCAGGTAACTATGCAATTGTTGGTGCTTATAGGGATGGGATTGTTAACAGCGGTACAGCATATATATTTGATGTGGCTACAGGCTCATTACTTTATACACTAAACGATCCAAATGCTTTCAGTACAGCTGAAGACGATCAATTCGGCTATTCAGTTGGAATATCAGGTAACTATGCAATTGTTGGAGCTCCTTATGAGGATCGTCCTGATGGTCTAAACTCTGGTACAGCATATATCTATGACATATCAACATTTACTACCAGTACTATCTCAAATGCGAACCATGAATTAGTTAACCCGAATGCTTATGGCACAACGGCAGGCGATAACTTTGGTAATTCCGTTGCTATATCAGGCAGATATGCGATTGTTGGTGCTTTCGGGGAAGATGATGCAAGCGGGCTTAGTAATGGTAAGGCATACATTTATGATATATCAACATTCGGAGCCAATACTACTATATCAAGTTCGAACTACGTATTAGACAATCCAAATGCTTACAGCACAAGTCAAAGTGATTACTTTGGACACGCTGTTGCAATATCAGGTAACTATGCGGTTGTTGGTGCTTATTTAGAAGATGAATTGGGCGGTACTAGCAGTGGCAAGGCATACATTTATGATATATCAACATTTACTACCAGTACTATCTCAAGTTCGAACTACGTATTAGATAATCCAAATGCTTACAGCACAAGTGCTAATGATAGATTTGGTAAATCAGTAGCAATATCAGGTAACTATGCAATTGTTGGTGCTGAACTAGAAGATGATGCGGGCGGCGGTGACAGCGGCAAGGCATATATTTTCAGAACAAATACGCAGCCTTACAGTTACACAGGTGATGAAATCGCTTCGTTTGCAGGGTACACTTTACCAACTGCATCCGATACTGTACTTGGCGGTGTTAAAATTGGCACAGGATTAGCGATTGATGGTAACGGAGTTCTATCGGCAACACAAGGTGGAACAGCGGATTCTGTTGAGTGGACTGGTGTTCTTAATACACCTACAACGATTGCTGGCTATGGTATCACCGACGCCTTTGATGGTGCGTTTAGTTCGCTATCAGGCACCCCCACAACACTAGCTGGATACGGTATTACAGATGCTTTCGATGGCGCTTATTCATCACTAACAGGTGCACCTACTAATGTATCATCATTTACGAACGACTCAGGATACCTAACATCTGTTGCATTTGGAGATTTAACTTCTACACCTACAACACTAGCTGGCTACGGTATTACAGATGCCTTTGACGGTTCTTATTCATCATTAACAGGCGCACCTACTAATGTATCATCATTTACGAACGACTCAGGATACCTAACGAGCGAAACAACCACCACTCTAACAGGCGATAGCGTTAACCAGAAACTTGTCTTTACAGATGAGACAGGTACACAAAATGATATTGACCTATCGTGGGCAGTAGACGACACAAATTTAGCACGTATTACAAGCGGATCTGTTAACGGTAGTACAGGTATCGCAACATTTACACGCGATGACGCAACTACTTTCACAGTTGATTTTAGTGCACTATTTGATGACACTAACTTAACTCGTATCACAAGCGGTAGTATATCGGGTTCGACTCTAACACTTACAAGAAGTGATGCCACTACTGTTACTGTGGACGTAAGCAGTTTATTGGATAACACTGATACTATTGATTATATTAATGCTGCATCCTTTAATGCCGGAACGGGTGTCTTATCCTTAACGGGTATAGGAAACGCTGGAGCAACAGTTGACTTAGACGGCCGCTATTTAACCTCTGTAGCATTTTCAGACTTAACTTCTACACCAACAACACTTGCGGGATATGGTATTACAGACGCCTTTGATGGCGACTATTCTTCATTATCGAACTCCCCAACATCAATTCTTAACTTCGGTATTACAGACGGTACTGCAGGACAAGTCTTACAGACAGATGGCTTAGGGAACTTCTCGTTCACAACCGTATCGAGCGGTGGCATCTCTAATATAGTAGAAGACACAACACCTCAGCTTGGCGGTACCCTAGATGCTAACAATAATAATATTACTAACATAGGTGCTGATGGTTATAGTTTACCAACTGCAGACGGGACAAACGGTCAAGTATTAACAACTGATGGTGCAGGTACCTTATCCTTTACCACCCCCGCTTCCGGAGGCGCAGATGTTTATTTAGTAGACGGTGGCAGTGCTACAGCAATATATACAAACGGAGATTTAATTCTCGATGGAGGAAACGCATAATGGCAACAAAAATACAAATAAGAAGAGATACCGCAGCTAATTGGACATCTGCTAACCCGACACTAAGCTCAGGAGAGTTAGGATATGAAACCGACACTGACAAGGTAAAAGTGGGCGACGGTACAACTGCATGGACGAGTTTAGCATATTTAATTGATCCTTCAAGCGTCGTCTCTAATGTTGTAGACGATACTACACCTCAGCTTGGAGGGAATTTAGATGTTAATGACAATCTAATCTTAAATGCTACAGGACCTGTTAAACTTCAAGCGGGATCTGCGGATTATGTTACCATTATAAATAGTGCTGGCGCAGATAGAATTCGTTTCAGTGACGTTGGGGGCATTGCGGCTCTTGGTTGGTATCATCAATTTGGTGACAGTTCATCCACAAGTGGCTTAGTAAATATTATGGGGTCTGTTTCAGGATTTGCAGGATCAGGCTCACTCAGAATCCATGATAACGATTCATCAGCACACGTTGAATTAACCGTTCCTGCAACAGTTTCTTCTAATGTTACATTTACTCTTCCTGGCGCTGACGGTACAAACGGTCAAGTTATGGTAACGGACGGTTCAGGCAACCTATCGTTTGCTACACCGGCTGCCGGCGGCATTTCTAATCTAGTAGAAGACACAACACCTCAGCTTGGTGGTACTTTAGATAGTAACGGAAATGATATTGAAGTTAATGGCGGCGGTCGCGTTAGAATAACAGGTGCGGGTGGGCTGTCTGTAAAGGACGGGACTGTTAATCTGATTGATTTACCTAGCATGGGAGCCAATGCTGCTACATTAATCGCCAAGGATATTGTCTTAGGAGATGCGTTTGGAGTTTCTGGCTCGCTGGACATCCGGTCATACGGCGGAACTACTGGTTCACTAACCGTAGACGGTGATGTTACTCTAAACGATATTGTATATCCATCAGCAGATGGTACAAACGGTCAAGTATTGACAACTGACGGTTCTGGTAACTTATCATTTACTACACCTTCCGGCGGCATCTCTAATCTAGTAGAAGACACAACACCTCAGCTTGGTGGAAATCTAGATGTTAACGATAATTTAATCTTAAATGCCACGGGGCCTGTTAAACTTCAAGCAGGATCCGCAGACTATGTTAAAATTGTAAACAGTTCTGGCGATGATAAAGTTCGTTTCAGCGATCAGGGTGGAGTACAAGCCTTTGGTACATTCCATCAATTTGGTGACCCTTCCTCTGGCCGCGGTGAAGTAAGCATCTATGGTTCTACTAGTGGATTCTTTACAGGATCAGGCTCACTCAAAATCCATGATAACGATTCATCGGCATACGTTGAATTGACTGTTCCCACAGCAGTTTCTGTTCCTATTACATTTACTCTTCCTGGAGCTGACGGTACAAACGGTCAAGTACTAACAACAGACGGTTCTGGTAACTTATCGTTTGCTGATGCCGCTGGCGCTGAGACAACAACCACCCTAACAGGAGATAGTGTTAACCAGAAACTTGTCTTTACAGATGAGACAGGTACACCAAATGATATTGACCTATCGTGGGCAGTGGATGATACAAATTTATCTCGTATTACAAGCGGATCAGTCGATGGCAGTACGGGGATAGCTACATTTTCCCGTGACGATGCTTCGACCTTTACTGTTGACTTTAGCGCTCTGTTTGATGATACAAACCTAGCTAGGATTAATAGCGGAACCCTATCAGGAACTACTTTAACATTAATACGAACTGATTTTACGGGACTTGATGTTGATCTAAGCTCATTAGACAGCCGCTACCAACCTGCTGGAACATACAACACGATTATCGGTACAGATACTGATATTAACACTTCTGGATCGACCATTATTGATAACATTTTCGTCACTGACGGCGTTATCCAGAGCATGGGTACACGAACTCTTACGCCAGCTGATATCGGCGCTCTTTCCACTTCTTTTGCGAATCAAGAGGTCAACACCAACAGCAACGTAACTTTTGGTAACTTGAACATCAACGGCACCTTGAACGCCGTTGATGACATCTATCTTGCAAATAGAATCATGCATGAAGGCGACACCGATACTTTTATGCAGTTTCACGCCGCAAATGAGTGGCGTGTATATACAGGCGGTGCCGAGCGTCTTGAAGTAAATAATAGCAGTGTAACTGTTCAAAATGACCTGATCGTAAATGGCGGTGATATTACACTAGGCGGAACAGGTCGCATTCAAGGCATTGACACAGTGTCTGCAAACACAGATGCGGCTAACAAGCTATATGTTGACAATGCTGTTGCTGGCGCAGGCGGCGGTATCTCTAATGTCGTAGAAGACACTACCCCGCAGCTTGGGGGCGACCTTGATATTGGCGGTAATTATGTTGGTCTAGCAAATGCTAATATGTCCGCTGTTGATTTCGGAACTGGATCAATTCTTAGCCTTGAAATGCAAGGCTCTCCAATTCTGGATTTTTTTGCTTCGCCTGGGCCAAGTAGCCAAAGCGCTACCCTCACTGCTGACTTAGAGATTAGAGACACCTTCAATTTACAGTTTGAAACTCCTAACTCAATAGTAGAGAGACACTCCACGAGAGGAGTTACTGAGCTTCATACGCGTTATTCTAGCTCTCCGTCCTCTATTTCTGTGAATGTAACAACCAACGGTGATACTAACATTAATTGGATAAGTACCAATTTGACATCTAACGTCACGTTGAATGTTAATGGCATCACGGGCGCTGGCAACCCATCAACTTCTGTTAATACTGTATCTATTTTAGCTAGTTGTAATGTCACAGATTACATTGTTAATGCTATAAATATAGATGGTAATAGCGCAACTATTAACTGGGCCGGAGGCTCTCCTCCAGTACCAACAGTGGGAGGAGCATATAACCTTTTCACATTTACTATTATATGGGATTCGTCTTTCCCTATTCCTCAGGTACTCGGCTCACATCAAGGATTTTAATCATGCCTAAATTAACTTCATTAGCAACTATCGGCAGTATGGGAATGGGGATGGGACGGCGTAGAGGTGGTGGAGGTCCGCCTTCACTATACGCTTTTACTAGTTTTGAGTTTACATCGCCTATAACTGGGCCTAATGGCCCTACATTAAATGAGTTAACAGCGTCATACGATACTGCAAATAACCCCTGGCTAACAGATACTCAATATTTTAATGTTGCTACTCAAGGTATTCAACAATGGACTGTTCCCGAAACAGGATCTTATAGAATAACTGCGTTAGGAGGTACTGGGGGAATACATGGAGGATCGTTTCGCCCGGCCTTCCCAGGCGCAGGGGCAACCGCTGTAGCAGAGGTTAACTTAACCTCGGGGCAAATTCTTAACCTAGTGGTTGGACAAAAACCTAGCTCTATTACAACCAATTACCATAACGGCGCTGGGGGAGGCGGTGGAAGCTGGGTCTATGAAGGAAGTATAGGTGGCAGTGGTTTGATAATGGTTGCAGGTGGCGGTGGCGGAACAGGTCACGGAAGCTCCGCTACAACAGGAGGCAACGGGAAAGGGGGAAGCCCATCAACTGACAGTAATGAAATTGCAGCAGGCGAATCATTCGGAATAAACACTAGAGCATCTAACAGATCTTGCGGAAACAACGGTTTGGGTAACGGTGGACAATCAACATCTACTGGCGGACAAACACAGACTTACGGTGGCTCAGGCGGTGGCGCAGGGTGGCTAGCAAACGGCGACGATCATCCTGGAAATGGGCAAGGCGGAGATAGGTTTGTTGGCGGATCGTCTGAAGACGGTGACTCCATGGCAGGCGGCTTCGGAGGAGGCGGCGGTTCAGGCGGAAGTGGTAACGCAGGAGGCGGCGGTGGCGGCTATACTGGAGGAGGAGCTGGAGACGGGTACTTTGACTCAGGCCCAGGAACGTCATGGGGTGGAGGCGCAGGCGGCGGTACATTTATTATTGGTTCTGCTACTAACACCAATACCACTGAAGGCTTAAGCGGTATTAACTACGCAGACACTCGCAACGGCAGCATACTTGTCGAGAAGTTATAAGTGTCCTCTCCGAAACTAAATGACAAATCTGAGATAACAATAAGTGTAGTTTGGTTATTACAGATTATATCCATCGTGGCAATTACTACCTGGGGGTACGCGAGGGTCAACGAAAGAATAGACGAAAATTCTCAAGAGACTAAAAGCTTGAGAAGCAATCAGAACAACTACGTCTTTCCTGATATACGAAAGCTAGAAGAGGATGTTATACAATTAGAGAAAGACGTGTTGATTCTCCAAACCCAGCAGAAAGATAAGAAATAAAAAAGGGGCTTGCGCCCCTTTTCTTATGCTTCTTCTTTCGGTTTTTCAACCTCTGTTGTGAGCATACTTACATAAGCATCTAGTGTTACTTGTACTTGATGCATTCTCCTTCGAGTTTGTTCAGCCTGAGCTTGAACGTCACGAATCTGAGAAATTAAGTACTTCGCATTATCACTCAAATCCTCGATTACATACTCTTTATCATTAATGTTTAATGTTGGGTTTTCTTGTTGTTCCATTTTTAAGGTTCCTTATTTAAAGATATCTTGCCAGTTGCCAGTAGTACTGGCTCTTGAGTATTCAGTAGCACGATTTTCAAAGAAGTTCGTGTGCTCTACTGCGTTTAGCATATAATCAAGCCATGGAAGAGGATTCTCTTCGGACTTGAAAATTTTCTTCATTCCGAGCTGAAGCAGGCGTCGATCTGCAATATATCGAATATATTCTTTCACTTCTTGAGCTGTCAACCCAGGAATCTCTGCTCCTTCAAAACAAAGGTCAATAAAAGCGTCTTCTAGTGCGACTGTTCGTTCTGCTGCTGAATATACTTGATACTTTAACTCGTCGTTCCATAGCTCTGGATTTTCTTTAATGAAAGTTCGGAATAACTGTGTCATTCCTTCTACGTGTAGAGTTTCATCACGAATACTCCACGTCACAATTTGTCCCATACCTTTCATTAGATTATGACGAGGAAAGTTTAGTAGAATAGCAAAAGAGCTAAATAACTGCACTCCCTCCGTAAACCCACTATATACTGCCATTGTTTTAGCAATATTCATAGGCGTATCCATACCAAAATTAGACAAATGCTCGTGCTTATCTAGCATTTCTTTGTGGTCAAAAAACTTTTGGTACTCTGAATCATCAAAGCCAAGTGTCTCTAGCAATAAAGAGTATGCTTCCTGGTGAACCGCCTCCATTGCTGCAAATGCTGATAACATCATGCGGACTTCGGGCTGTTTAAAAGTAGGCAAATAATGCTTTGCATAGCCACAGCACACGTCTACATCGGCCTGAGTGAAGAATCGAAAAATTTGATTTACAAGTCGACGATTCTCAGGCGTCAACTTTTCTCTATAATCCCGCAAATCATCTGCAAGATTAACTTCTGCAGGCAGCCAGTGCATATGCTGCTGACTTTGATAGTGCTCAAATGCCCAAGGGTAATTAAAAGGTTTATAATACTCTCTTTCTTCTAAAAGGTTACTCACTAGCAATCTCCATGACTTCTTCAAAGTCGCTATATCCACCAATATGGATACCATTTAATACAATCTGTGGGAATGTTGTTGCTTCAGGAAACAGCTTCTGAAACTCAAACACATCGTAATGCTCGTCTATCATTAAATAATGATAGGGTAGTTCCATTTTCTCGCACAGCTCTTTTGCACTGTCACAGTAGCTACACTTTGGCATTCCGTAAATTTCTACTAACATATTTTATCCTTCACAAGCCAAGCACGCGTTTTCATCGGTGCTTTCTACGACCATTTGACGAAGCATTTGGTCAGACACATTCTCTGCTCTACGGTACGCTTCTGAGCGTAGATAGTACAGAGTTTTCACTCCTTTCTTCCAAGCCGACATATGCACAGCATGAAGTTCTTGCTTTGATACATCGGCAGGGAAAAATACGTTTAGGGACTGACTTTGGCAGATATATTTCTGTCTATCGGCTGCCATTTCAATAACCCATCTTTGATCAATTTCTACTGCTGTTTTAAATACTGCTTTTGTATGAGTATCAAGAAAATCTAAGTGTTGCACAGATCCTCCGGTTGTTACAATACTCTTCCAAACTTCAGGAGTATCTTGCCCAAGCTCTTGTAAAACGTGCTCTAAGTATTCATTCTTTTGAAGACTTGTGCCACTTTTTGTTTTTTGAGCATAAGCATTGGCTCGATATGGCTCAATGCTCGGAGAAGTATTACCGCATATAATACTAGAGCTCGCATTTGGAGCAACGGCTAAAAGGTGTGCATTACGAACAAGAGCAGGATATGCATCCGGACAAGCACCAAGTCTCCCCGCGAGCTCTTCTGTCTTTTTCTGGGCTTGCTCTTTAATTTCTCTGAACATTCTAAGATTAGCAGACTTTGCCATAACACCTTCAAACGGAATATTACGTCGTTGCAAATATGCGTGAAATCCCATAGCTCCGATACCGATTGACCTTTCTTGAGTAGCACTATAAATTGCTCGTGCTAGGTCAGAAGGAGCATTTTCAATAAAGTAAGTCAGTACATTATCGAGCATTTCAACTAGGTCAGGAATAAAGTGAGGGTGCCCCCTCCACTCATCATATTCTTCTAAATTTACACTCGATAAGCAACAGACCGCAGTACGGTCTTTGTCTGTCGCCAGAGTAATCTCAGAGCATAGATTTGAATGGTGTACTTGAAGCCCTTTGTCCTGCTGGTATTGAGGCAATGCTTTCTGTACCGTATCTTTAAACATTATGTACGGTTCGCCGGTTTCAACACGATTTTGAATAAGCTTTACCCAAAGTGTTTTTGCTGATACAGTTTTTGTTACTTTACCCGTATGTGGATCAATTAAATCCCAGCTATCATCATAGTCTTTTATTTTAGTAGCATTTTCAATAATTTGCATAAAGTCATCGCCAATCAGTATACCATGATGTAGATTAGTAGACTTACGGTTAATATCTCCGCCTGTAGGCTTACGAATATCTAGAAACTCTTCTGCTTCAGGGTGAGAGATATCGAGGTAAGCAGCATAGCTTCCTCTTCGTGTAACTCCCTGACTAAATGCAAGCATTTCTGCATCAACTACTTTTAGGAACGGAATTACTCCGGTACTCTCCGACCCCGCTGAAGTTTTAGTGCCTACAGAGCGCACATCATTCCAACAACCTCCAATACCACCACCCGCAGAGCTAAGAAACGCATTTTCAGTATAGTGCGAAGTGATTCCATGCCTACTGTCCTCTACATAGTTAAGAAAACAGCTTATAGGCAGTCCACGCTTAGTGCCTCCATTTGAAAGCACAGGAGTAGAGAACATAAACCATAGCTTACTCGCATAGTCATATAATCTCTGTGCGTGTTCTTCATTGGACGCAAAAGTTTTTGCAGCCCTTGCGAAAGCGTCCTGAGGAGACAGCTCTCCGTCAATAAGATAGCGATCTTGCAAAGTCTTTTTACTAAACTCTGATAGATAGTTATCTCTACGGTAGTCCACAACTACATTATAGCTCACTCAAAATTCTCCTTTCAATATCGGCTGTATTTTCAGCCCCAATTGCTTCATCACAATAAGTTAATAAATCCATTAGCTCATAATTTTTTAGTATTTGCTGACGGTTTTCATTAATAGCATGTATATACTTATAAGTACTATTAATAGGAGTTGCATCAAATACTCCAAAAGCATCTTCATATTGTTCTATTAGAGCTACAGCCTTTTTTGGGCCGACCCCGGGAAACCCTGGAACATTGTCTCCTTTGTCTCCAGTTAAACACTTAAACGAAATATACTTATCGATTGGTACTTCATAATGTTCATTCCAATTGTCTAAAGTTACTTCTTTTCGTGTTACATAGGAAAATCTACTTACATTTTCTTGTACTAGTAAATCCCAGTCTCGGTCACTTGATATTAACCAAATTGTTTCTAGGTCTAGCTTATTTTTATATTTTACTAAATAAGCTGCAATATCATCTGCTTCTACACCTTTGTACCTTAATACTGGATAATCTTCTGCAAGCACTTCTAAAGATGCTTCGAATTCGTCAAAAAACTCTTCGAAAGCAATTCGTTCTTCTTCTGACTGGTCTGCAAACTTTTCTTTACGATTCTGTTTGTAGTCGGGATAAATTTCTTTACGATAAGAAGAAGATCCCCAGTCTGCTGCAATAATAATATTTTTACAATTATAAGATTTACCTAAACTTTCTACTGTTTGCTTAAACTCGTATCGAAAGTCTGTACGACCTTGATGCTTGTAGCGAAAAGCTAAGTTTAAAGCATCTACTACTAATGTAGCATCTGGCTCTGGTCTTAGAAAATCAAACGCCATTTAAAAACTCCACTTGCTCCGACTCTAACCATATAGATGCGAGTAGAACATAACAATTTAAAAAGTTAATGTGCATCCATTCTTCGGTGTTTTTTGGTTTTTCTGCTGTCACAACAAATACTTGAGACCGATTATATTTGAAAAACAATAAAGGCTCCTGGTTACCGCCTTCTGCTTGTTGAACAATTTTTTTCCACCATCGAATAAGATTGTTTGTTTTTTGCGCCGTAAATATTCTATCATTTAAAGGCGACTCTTCATAGTTCTTTACTTCGATACAAAACTTATTTTTTTCATTTGGAACATATAAGTCTCCCTTTAAATATTCAAGAGCCCCCGAGTTGGGGACTCTCTCAAATTGAAGGTTTGTTGCTTCTCGAAGCATATCACGAACTAAGTACTCACCTCTGGCGCCTTTTGCACGCGAATCTACCATAAGTTACCTAAAATTTATCAGAGCTTTCTTCTTTTCATCCGCTTCAGCAAACTTAACAAGCTGGCTATCAATAGCGTCTAAAATTTCTGGATGCTCTCCTATCCCACAGGGATTTTGTAAGTATATTTCTATATTAATCAATGCTTCTTGCATTATGCCTTCGTACTTGGCGACTAGAGCGTCGAGTATAGCCTCTCTCATCTTCTTTTTTCTCCTGTAAAAAATAGACTCTTCGGCTAGAAGAAAGTCTGCTTAGTGTTCTAATCTGCTGACGTTGTCCCATTTAACTACTTCTACCTTTTCTAGTAATGGATGTGTCCACCCGTGCGAAACAATATAAGTATTTAGATCTTCTTCAAGAAGAACTTCTACCATCTTCTCTCTGCCGCTTTCATCGAGTACATTTATTACTTCATCAAGAAAGAGTACATTAATTCGAGACTTAGAAATACTACTCATTAACTTACGAATAGCAAGCAAAGTAGCAGTATTTACTCTAGCAAGCTCTCCTGAGGAAAGAGCTAGAATATCTACAATATTTCCATTGTCTGTAATCTCTACATTAAGCTTATCATTACTTACAACAAATTGTAGTGTAAAACGACCATCAGACAGTTCACCTAAGTAGTGATTTACTAACTCTTCAAGCTCTTTTACAAGATTTTCTATTTTATATGCAATCAATCCATTAGTGCTAAATGCTTTTTTCAGCACTTCTAAATTACTTGCTAACTCTTTCTCAGCGGCCAGCAGCTCTTGAAGCTCTTGTAGTTCTGTTTGAAATTGTTCAGTCTGTTCAAGAATTACTTGGATTCGAGTGTTTCTTCTTGTGATTCGCTCGTTTTCTGCTGCGAGTCTAGCCAGCTCTCTTTTTGCAATTGAAATTCGTTCTGAAACTCTGTCACGGCGACTCTCAAGCTCTCCTTTGTCCAAGATACGTGCTGGTAAAGACTGGTCAATGCTTCGGAATACATCTTCCCAGTCGCGCTGAACTTTTCGTGCAGATTCGTACTCTGCATTGTTTCTTTTAATTTCTTGAATTCTTGCTGCAATTTCATGCTTGGTTTCCTGTGCGCTTAGTATTTTAGCGTCTTCCTCTGCTATGAGAGACTGTTTAAAACTAGAATCTACAGACTGCTCACAAGTGGGGCAGTGATCTCCTAGTTTATTTAATTTTGATAAGAGTCGTTGGGACCCCGCTATAGTTTGCTCTAAAGTTCCTAATGTTGACTGTAAGTCATCATAAGATTCTTTTGCACTTATACTACAGCTTCTTGCAGACTCAATATCTATTTTACTCAACATTTCTATATAAGAATTATTGGTAGATATTTTTTTATTTTTTTCCAAAATATTTTCAATTTCTATCGTTACTTCAGCGAGTTCTTTCTCATCACTTTCCGTGTCAATTGAAAATTCTTCCAGGGGCAGTATGGTAGTATCCTTCAGTTTGTTATCAACTAACCACTTTTCGATTGTAGCTAATTTAGCTTCTAAAGAGGTTACCGTTTGCCCACTATTTCTGGAAGCATTTTTAAAAAGCTCAAATAAAGTAACATAGTGTTCTAAGTGCAACAAGTCGATAAGAAACTTCTTACGGTTCGTATCTGTCGCAGTAAGAAACTGTAAACTACTATTTGTGTTTTGATATACCAACTGGGAGAAGGTTTTGAAATCGATTCCAATAATATTCTGCAATGTCTTATATGTATTGGTAGCTGTATGCGAGCTAATATCTTCTCCATCTTCGAGCAACTTAATTTTAATACTTGATTTACGATCAACAACAATTTCATAATACTTTTCATCCTTTGTAAAGGAAAGATAAATATTGTAACCGTTATTTATGTATCTATTGGGTATATCAGCCTTTTTAATTCCTTTAGAGTTTTTGTTAAATAGAGCTTCTTCTATAATTAACGGGATGGACGATTTGCCCATCCCGTTAGTTCCAACAAGCTGAGTTACAGTATTATCACTTAAATCCAGTTCGTTGTCAGCCCCATAACTAAAACAGTTATTCCATTTCAACTTTTGAAGCGTAATCATTAAATATACCTACTATGTCTGGTACTTTGGTTTCGGGCAGCTCTAGTATATAGGTTAAGTACTCTGATAATTCGTCCTGAATTGTCATTTCTTTTGTCATTACAAGACTTGTTTCTGTATTACGCTTTACTACTTTCTTATCTAGTAGTTCCGTATTTTTAACCTCAGCAAGCTCTTGAATGTCTCCTTCTATTTCATAAATTGTATGGTGCCAGTCTGTAGGTACCATCTCGCTTGGATCTGCTACGGTTTTGCGAATCAATTGAGGCAAGTCAAAAGGCTCCCAAATCCAGCTCCAGTCTGCTTCATTTATAAGAAGGTACCCAGTACTCACTTCGTTTCTATGGAAAGAAGTAGTCATTGGGCTACCAGGATATACAATATTTCTTTGTGTGTTACTATGTGCGTGTAGATCGCCTGCAAAAACTACAGGAAAATCCTCGAACAATTCTAAGTCCACCTCTGGTTTGACATGAGGAGGAATTTCTCCACGAACATGAGTAAATAAAGGCATAGAGACATTAAATTTATCTATACTTCCTTTTCTGTGTAAGTCTGCATATGGAAGAATCCCAAAGCCAAGGTCTGTATCTATAAATGATATATCTACTACTTGAACTAAGGGATTGATATCTCTTGAAACTTGCTTTAGCTGAGAAAAGAATGTTTTATTCTTCTTTGTAGCTTCATGGTTTCCATCAAAGATAATAGTTGGAATCTTTACTTTCCGAATAAACGAAAAGTAAAGTTCCAACTCTTCCATACTCGGCAGACGGTCAAATAAATCGCCTCCAACAATGTGCATATTGCACTGCTGTTCGAGAGAATGAACTTGCTCAAAGAACAAATTATAGCGATTTAATGCCCACTCTCGTGGAACATTCTTTTGACCTAGCTTAATGTGCCAGTCTGCCGTAAATAAAATCATGAATTAAACCTTGTATCTGATATTAAACTTTCTAATTTGTCTTTCAAAGTTTCTGTTAAAGTAGGAGTTCTAAATATGTTATTTACAGGAATAACGTGTTTATCTACATAACCTACGGCACCTTCTACTAAATTAGAAATATGATTACCTACCTCATCTTCTAGTCTGTCAATATCATGAATTAATTTCATCTCTATTTCACGAGAAAGTCGTCCTGTAGCTACTGCGTACGCGAACTCTTTTAAAGAGGGTTTTATTAGGTGAGGAACACTAAGTCCTGGCATGTAATACCTGGTTGTTCCTTCTCCCCTCATTTTACCTCTTTTGAAATAAGATTTTCCACTTCTTTCTATGATAAGTGCACAGGGCTCTACTAAGTAAAACCCATCTATGTCTTCATCAAAATAAGAATCTTTCAATTCTTTATTTATATGAGGATCCGCCTCTATGTAAGCCCCACTTAATGTGTAGAGCTGTACAAATGCTTTTTTACATCCGTGCGCAAAGCTACTAGCTTTTTGGCGACGTAAACGATATTTATTATCAGGGAGTTTAAATCTCTCATATGCATATTTAGGCATACACACCTCTTATGATAAATTGAACTCGTCTTCTAGGGACTCGTCAATTTCGCTTACGGACTCTTCTCGAATTTCGTCAAGAAGTTTTCGTTGAGCATCAGGAGTAGGACGAGGCATTACATCATCCATAGACTTCAAATCTGAAACAAGAGCAAGCTCTGTTTCGTCAAGAGGCCGAGGCTTACACTTGAGTACTTGAAGTTGGTACTCTACATTATAAGGCAAAGGCCCAGTCTTTACACGCTTGAATTTTACATCCCAGCCTGTTTCTGGGTCTGTAGGATCGCCCAGGTCTTCTGCAGCAGTAAGAATTGCTTCGAACAACTTCTTTTTAAGATTGATAACTTTCACTTCTCCGTTATCAATACACTGCATTGCGTAGCTCCAACCACACTTTAGATCAGGGTAGTATTCTCGAACCCAATCTTTTTCTTTGTTGTTAAAACGCTCTTCGTTACGATCAAACGATAAGCACTCCAAAGGAATGTTTTTACCGTTTTTGCCTTCTAGCCAGTATACGTATCGAGCAAGTACATCACCTACTAAGCGAACGTTATTGTCTCCGTCACGATACTGAAAAGAAGTAATACCTGATTTTTTTGCACCGCCTGCGGCGTTATTAAATGATAGTGCCATTAGTGTTGTTTCTCCTTTGGTGGGACTTCTTCATACTTAAAAAGTAATTTATTTCCTTCTTTTATATAAAGTAGCCTATTGTCCTTAAAAAGTTCTAAATCTACTTCAACCCTACGAAGGTCTAAAGTAGCGTCTCCAGTTGCTAAATAGTCTGCGTACGAACGCAAACTAGCTAACGCAAGATACTGGGCAATCTCGCGATAACTGTACTTATATGAGTGAAATAGGAGGTCTTCCGGATTTATGAGAAAGGACTCCCCGACAAAATTCTTCTTCGAGTACGAAAAGATTTTATCATATTTATTTTTTGGGATTTGCCTTTCTACCATCATTCGAAAGATAACGAAGATAGATAGCGGATTTTTCTCCGCCACTTCGAATATCTTTTTCCAATCATATAAGAATACCATTATACTACAGTCCGAAGCATTTGTCAAGGAATATTTTTCTATGTTCATATCTGCTCAATAGCATAGCCCTGTTTCATGTAGTAGCCCATTCTGTTTGAGGCTTGTCTTTGTGCGGTTTTACCTTTTAAATGTATATCTATAACTACGGGATCTCTTTTTCCTTCGAGCTTTCGGATGACTCTTCCAATGAGCTGCGTGAGTAGCGGATCATTATTAATGGGTGTAGCGAGTATAAGGCAGCTAAGTGTATTGACTGATATACCTTCGCTAAATATTGCTTGAGTGCCGTAAAGTACATTTTTATCTCCATATAGTATTTCAGACACGAGGTTTTCTCTTTCCTCATGCGAGACCTCACCTGTAACACAAACTGCTTTCTCTCCAGTCAATTCGGCGCAGCTTTTTAAGAACTGAACTCGATCTGACACCACAAGTACTTTGTGGCCCCGTGCCGCGTATGCTGAAGCTAGTAAGGCTACTGAATGTCTGTATTCATCGTTATTCACAAGAGCATTTACCCTTTTCGCCCAAGGAACTCCTGCCCCGTCCATAAAT